ACCTTGTCTGTGGTAACTGCGCCGTCGGCAATTTTTGCTGTGGTTACCGCGCTGTCGGCAATACCGCCGGTCGGCAGCACCACTTGGGCGTAGCTGGCCCCGTTAAAGATTTGTAGGTTGCCGCTGGCGCTGTTGAAGTAACCACGCCCTTCATAGTTGGATGTTGTAGGAGTGGTGGCTTGGACGGCGATGGTGCTGTCGGCAGCCAGTTTTGCAGCCGAGATGGAGCTATCAGCAATGGCAGCCGTGCCAAGTTTTGTGGCGCTGCTTTGATCGAGTTTGCTGAGGTCAATCGACGAGGCATCAACCAGATCCAAGCCGGCATCGACCAGATCCTTGACGGTGACTTTCTTGGTCTGGCTTGCTGATATGTCGGCAACGGGCAGCGCGTCGTTGGATGCAACGCTGGCCTTGGGCAGAGCCGTTAATTGGGTAATCCGCTGGTCTGCCAAAGCCGGACTCCTGGGACGCTAGTGCTATAGCTCAGTTTAGTCCTCTGTTTCCATCAGCAGGAAGTCCAAGGATTGTTCCAGTTCGACGCGATCGTCGTCTTCCTTGAGGATGTAGCCCGCTGGTTCGCCTACAAGCAGACGTATCTCGCCAGTGGTAACGAAATCAATCGTGCAGGTGATTGCATTATTTGTATCCACTGTCACGCCAGTTCGTGTAACCGTGGCTTGCATTTCGTAGTAAACATTATCGAGTTCGGGATTCAGTTCCTTGTCTGTCAGATACAAAGCCAGATCAAATTCACTGCCGATATCAACGCGCTGCAGTAGTTGCAGCATCAAAAGCGGTGTCTCTTTTACGCCTGTTGTTTTGTAATCAAAAAGGCAATCAATGCTGCCGTTTCCGCTGATTAAACCTGCGCTGTATTGCTTGCGAAATTTATCGCTAAGGGTTGTGGCATCGATTGTTTCACGGTCCGTATTCAAAGTGTAACCAGTTACATTTCCGAGAATGTTTGATCGTGCATCCAGAACACTTACATCGATCGCAATCGGATCGCCAGCAAAATCTTGTAGTGCGTATTCTGCGCTTCTTTGATTGTTAACAGCACTTTCAAAAGTTGCGAAAAAGCGAAGTCCGCCGACTGCGTTTACATGGATGTACGCGCTTATGCTTTGCTGTACCGTCCCAGACGACCACACGTTGGGGTTAAAACAGGCAAGTCCCCTGGGATCATCTGTCGTCAGTGTGACCCGGTCGCCGATCAGTAGGTTGTCAATTGCACGATCAAAGCTCAGGCGGTTTAGAACTGTATTAACGTCGGCAGATTCAATTTGATCCGACAGCGATGCATAGGGCGTGGTGCTGCCGCGCTTGAGCCTTACGTTGCCGTACTGTCCTAAAAAGACAGCCATCAGCCGATAACCTCGGTGAAGTCACCGTCCATCGTGAACTGGATCGGCACCACGCTCAGCTCGCCAGTGCTGACGCTCACCTGGGCATTGGTGATGTAGGCGTTGAATTTGATGTCGTCGGAACCATCGCCGCCGACATTTAGTTCCAAGGCCACGCGATCAGACTCAGTGATGGCACCACCCTTCATGATGCGGCTCAGGAGTGCGGTGAACTGGGTGTAGCTGGCGCTTTCGCCCGACTCCAGTCTGTAGTACATCAGCGTGGCGCTGCCGGTTGCGCCTTTGACGCCGGGCGTAAAAGTATTGACGGCGCTGTCAATCGTGTTGGTGCTCAGCAGCTCGACGGTCGTATCAAGGGACCAGTCGCGGATTTTGGCGACAGGGCGACCCGCGTAAACGAGGGAACCACTACGCCCGGTATAAAACGCCATGATCCAGCCGCTAAAGCTTATGTCTCAGTTTAACCAACAGCTACAAGACTGACTTGTACGCTGCTAAGTCCTGGATAGACCGAAGTTACGCGGGGGGCTTCTTCGTAACGCCAGCGGGTATTTGGCGGTGCATCGATACTGCTGCGGGATCCGCTCCAGCCAGCAAAGACGTTTGAGGGCAGCGTAAAAGTGGTGTAGGTGCCGATTTGGGCGTTGAAATCATCGAGGAAACTTTGAGCGTTGCTGTCGGTGATGTTTTCGTAGCCCAGACGCAGTTGAGCGTTGACGCGCCGGGAGCCATACAGCATTCGCACTTCAGCACCGGAGTTGCTGCTAAAGCGTTTAACGGGCCAGTCGCCGGGGTTGTATTCGCGGCTGGCAGGTTTGATGTCTGGGAAGGCCATCGTTACTCCGAGTAGATAAACCGATTTGGGGTGATGACGTCGGTGGCTACGACAGATGCCCCATTTGACGTTGGAACGTGGCTAGCCACGATGCTCACTAGGCCCTCTTCATCAAGCGTAAGCTGCTCGACCATGTAGACATTTTGCTCCAGTGAGGTATTGCTGGTTGTAAACACGATGCCCCAGTTGTTGGGGGCAGTTACGCGGCCTCCACTGATGGTGATCGAGATGGTCTGTACGCTTTCGCTGCCGGGCCGATATGCCGATACGGAATATGTGCCATCAGCTAACAGATCGGCGGAAAGTACAGCGCCATCCGATGCTCGAATCACACCGTTTCGGGAAGAGTGGTAAGGATTTACCTGTGTAACTACTTTGATGTAATTACCTGGGGCAAGGTTTAAGCCGTAAGGCGTGGTTTTGAAGCGGGCTACGTAACGGACATGCCGGCGAATGCTCAACATGTAACGCGCCACTTTTAGCGCGTGCTCTTTGTGAGTACAGAAACTGCTGAGGTCGAAAGTTTCCTGCGGATAAGCGGTAGATCCGGCTTCGTTCCAGCGGACGGCGATGGTGCGGGTTGTGGGGAATGCGTTCTTGTAACCTTCGCGGTAACTGACGATGGCTCGGAAATCGCGGCGCTCATCCGCATCGAGGTAGTCAATCTCGAAGGAATCTTCAATGATGTTGCCGTCGCTAAACATCGCAGCAATCGGCAGATTTGATGGGTTGATGTTGCCGTTAGCGTCGTAGGGCAGCGCGGGAACAATCGTGAATTTTCCGCTGCGAATTACGAACGAGCAGAGGTTGTAAGGCGCCAGCTCGGATACGGTGTCCCGGAAATTGCGGGCATCTGCGATGGCACCATCGAAATAGATGTGATTTGTTTTTAGGAAGCGTGCAGTCTGGGAGAAACCGTCGTTGTCGATAAGATCTGGATCAATGACGCTGCCCAGACCAGCGCGATTGTTGGTTAGTAGGTAATACACCAGATCGCAGAACAGATTGCTGGGTCCCGTTGATCCAGTCAGCCAGTTGTAGCAGTCGACGCCCTTGGGCATCCATACGTTGAGCTGGTCTACACGATTGACGCTCTTGCTGGAACGTATGACGAGGCCCATTGTTGTGCAGGCATCGTACTGGGGCGCAATCTCCTCACCCGCGTCATCTACGTTTGCAATCGATTCGTTAATGTAGGAGATTTGATGTTCGGGGCCATCGAAGTGTGACTTTGTTAGTTCGTCGTAGTGACTAACGTCGGCAATCTGAGACACACGCTCAAATGTTCGAGCGTCCTCTGCAGGAACGGTTGTAGTGGTGCTTTGGACTTGTGTGATCGTGATATTTACACCAACTTGAGATAGACCGTTTACAGATGCCCAGACGTTACCGTTGGTTGGAGTAATAACATCCCGCACAACTTCATTGGCAGACCACTCGCCTGTTGATTTGTAATCGCCATCATTGGCCCCCTGTAGGGCAATACTGATTGTGTCAGGATCCCACTGGTACGACGTGCCGTATTTGGCCACATATTCTGCAGAACCAAGTTTTGCTTTGCCTCCAATAACAAGTGCCAGTGTTTTACCTTCGGCAACTTGCACCGTGAACTTGACGTTGTAATTAACCGAAGATGAACCCGATACATAACCCTGTGTGTAGGCAGTAGCAGGATTTCCCAAGCGTTCATAACAGTAGCCGCCTTGGGCACCGCCTGCCGAGCCGGAGCTACTTTGCCCTGTGTAGCTGCCGTCCCAGCCGACAGCAGTTGGTATGTTTGAAGCGGTTTCTGTGTACGCAGCCTGTGCGCCGTCGATTAGCTCTGAATTACTGAAGTAGTTTTTGGCTAAGACGGACTGACCTGAGCATGTAACGCGGATGCTGCCGTAAGAATCGGATGAAAACGTGTTCGCGTAATTTGCTGTGATTTGCGTGCCGGTCATGACGACAAACGTCGCGTCATCGGCTAAGTACTTCGACAGCAGCGCACCAGGGCGAGGAACCAAACGGTATTCGTATTGGCCTGGACGTTCTGGTTTCAGGCGAATGAAGTTGTACTGATCGACGGGCTTAGAGCCGACAATCACAAACTCTTCCCGGATGCGATACCACGAGTAGGGCGTACCATCCGATCTTGCTTCTGCGGGGCGGAATTCAACGGCGAAAGCACTTGCTCGCGCCATGAACTTATCAATAGTGCCATTGGTTAGGTTGGTGTTGTCGTTGTCAAATTCCAGCAGCTTTGGTGCCCGTGGGACGTTTTGAAAATTACACAGCCCACTGGCCTTGTTCCACACTTGGCTTTTGATGCCGATCTCGGTTGTATCTACCGGACGTGTATTGCGAATTGAACCGATAGCAACTTGCGCCAGTGGCCAGAAAGAAGGTCCGCAGAATCCGTCAGCAGGATTATTTGGTGGTGGATCTGCATCATCTCCGCCGCCTTTGCTGGTAAAAACTTTCTCTTGCACGGCCAACGTACCAGCGATGCCGATAGTGTTTTGGCTGCCGAAAATTTCGATGCAACGCAAGTTGATGTCAATGGCTGGTCCATTTAGCCTGTAAATGTCGTTTGTGCGACTTTCAACCTTAAATAGACAGTTTCCGATTTGAAATAATTCGCCTACTTGCAGCGCGATGTCTGCGGCTTGCCTAGCCGAATCTGTTGCATTGTTGATGTCGTCTACATTTACGCCTGAACTGGCTGGGATTTCAAGATCGCCGCGTGTGAATTTGCGTGTGTTAATTTGGTAAGTAACAAAATCACCGACGTTGCAGGTGACTTCTGTGGGTGTCGTGTATGTGGAACCGTTAAAAGAAATAAGCCCCATGCACGGGCTATAGCCTGCGCCAACGCCCGGCATACCACCATCTTTGCCGTCTGCTTTTGGTCCTGCAATCTTTTTGCGTTCTGCCCTAATCCGCTCGCCGCTATCGACGCTTTCCTTCGGGCGGCTAATAATGCGCCAGTTCAAACGGTAAGCTGTACCGTTTTTTATTGGATTAAACAGACCGAATGTTGTGGCATTGGTGGGCTGATAGGTCTGACAAAACCCTGGACGATCAGGGCCGAATAATGTTGGGCAGACAAAAATATCGTCCCCAGTCCACGGGTCGCCAGAAGATTGCGAGCCGCGTGATCCGTATAAAAAGTTGTTGGCTGTAATGCGGCCTGAAAGATTACCGTCGCTTGTTGTACCAGGGCGGTAGTAGAAAGCAAAACGGCTTGAATCTTGAAGCGCTAGGCCGTTGTTGCCGATGTAGATGCCAGCCAGCTCAGGGCGTTTGGCACCGGAACCAATGGTTTCACCGAGAATAAATACCAAGCGAACTGCTTGGTGACTGCCGTAGCTAAGCGTGCGTGACCACACCAGTTGGTGCTTGGTCATGATGCCGCCAGTCGCGCCAAATGACTGGACTTGATAATCACCAAACAGGATGGGGATCCGGGCGCCGTACTCCGCGATCTCCTGTACGCCATCAAAGCCGTAGGTAGCGTTGAAGCGCTG